GCCAATTAGTTTATTCGGATAACCAAGTGCGACAAATGTTTTTCAATGGACAGTATCCAGTAGGTAGTAAAGCCTATGTTCTGCAAGAACAACTTCGCAAGGAATTAAACGTTTGACAAGGACCCAACCCACACTCATCTCTTGATTGACCTTTACTTTGCAATTGACAACATTTCTTTTTGGTCAATTTGGAAAAATAGTACAGGTGTATCTTTACACTTGGGTATGTTTCTGTTAGAGCTGGAATGCCCTCTTCTGAGGAGACGTGAACCCCGCTGAATTTACTGGTTTTGTCACTGACAAGCAAACCCTCAAACTGCTTGCGGTAATGAATGTATTACGCGAGTGGGAAAGAGAAATGCCTGCTCAACTGATCGCTACGTTTTTATATGTAGCCAGTCATAACGACTGTCCGAAATCAGATCTGACCAAACCTGTTGAGCAAGGTGGGCTCGGCTTTACCGAGGCTTCTGCATCTCGTAACACAGATTGCTTGGCCAAGATTCACCGTCTACGTGATGAAGACGGCAAGCGTCGTCAAGGCATGGGTCTAATCATTAAATATTCAGATCCAGATCGTGATGGACGCCTCAAGTTCCTCAAACTGACACCACAGGGTGAGGCACTTAACTGTCAACTTAAACAGATCCTTTATGGGTAAGTTAAAGACGTTCTCTCAGTGTATGAACTACACGTTAGAGAACCAACCAAACTGGATGGAACGGTTTGATGAGGACGGCAACGAGGTTGGAGGCCGTAAGGCTGCCATCGTTAATTGCTCTCACTTTATCAACATGTATGGAAGATCTTTTCCTGTGGATAAGATTGACCAATCCATCATGCTTGCATTGCGTGCACGTTCTAAGAAGGAGCTTAATCACAGAGCTTCAACCTGGAACAAGATTCTTTCAGCGGTACATACCGTTTTAAGTTTCTGTCATGCAGCAGAGCAAGTAGCACAACCGCCAAAGTTTCAGCCGCGATCATTGCGCTTGCGTGAAGATGAACTCCAAGTGGATTTCTTCACCATGCAAGAGATGCACACGATGATTACACATGCACGCCATGTTTATTATCGAGATGACCTTGCGGATTTATTGTTAGGCGCTGCCATGACTGGCACACGCCAAAACGAACTTCTGCGTTTGAAGGTCAGAGATATAGATTTTGACAAGAATCGAATCTATGTCGGTGGTCGTACTGACTTTGTAACCAAAGGACGTAAGGCTGTATGGATTCCAATCATGGAACCTTTACTGCCTGTCTTACGTGAACGTTGCAGGGACAACCCGCAATCTGCAAAAGTCTTTGGTGAAGATTGGCAGACACGTCACTGTGTTCGTTATCCATACGAACAAAACAGGGATGCATGTATGCCTGAGAACCGACGTTATGCGTACAAACAAGTACGACATACGTTCTGCACTGCAATGGCAGAAGCTGGTTATCCAACTGAGTACATCAGCGAATTAGCTGGTCACTCATCAATGGTTACAACCAAGCGATACATTGCAGCAGTTGGTAAAAAGAAAGAAGAGATCATGGCTGACTTCTCCAAGAGAGTGAGCTTTATGACTCCGCACGATATGCAGCCAATGGCTGTCTAGGCGTGTCGTCAAACCCTCTTTGCTACCCTTTTCAAGGACCTGAACGGTCTTCCACTCCAGCTGAATCGCTGAGATCCCTGCGGATGTGGTGGAATTGGTAGACACGCACGTTTGAGGGTGCACAGTACAAAAGCGTACGTGTGTGCAATTGCCAGGGTTGTATCCCTGGCTTTTTAGTGGATATTTAATTCCACTACGGTAAATAACGTGCGAATACATGCGTGCGTTGGGAATTGTCCACACTCATGGCTTTTTTATTTGGCAACACCAGCGGAAATCTCTGCTCAGGTTGATCTTGAGCGGGAACAAATACGACAAGGGTTACAACGTTTAAGAGACAACACGATCAAGCTTCAGGACAAGGAGTATGCGAGTGCTTCTGTGTATGGCGTCAGTTCAATTGATGAGCTTCTGCCAAAGGTCATTCAACAAATCAAAGACACAAACCAACGCATACATGAGCGGCACTTAGGCAAGCACCTAGCTGCCATACATAAGTACTTAGCTGACATTGAACCTGAAGCGGCCGCGGCCATTGCTTGCAAGGTCACGTTTGACAAGGTGTTCTCAAGCAAGCGCAAGGCAAACCAGCTCCAGAACGTCACAGATGCCATCGGTAAGGCCGTGGAAGACGAGTGCATGATGCGTCACTACGAACGCAATGTTCCTGGCCTATTGCACGTCCTAAAGGAGAACTATTGGCACCGATCTATCGGTACAGAGCAGAAAATAGTTGTCATCAGGACATTGATGAATCGCTATGACGTGAATCATTGGCAACCTTGGGGACGAGCCAACAGGATCAAACTTGGCGGCTGGCTGTTGGATTGCATATGCGTCACAAGTCAGTGGTTTGACAATGAATTGAAGCGTGAAGGGAACAAGACAAACAGATACATCGTCCCAACACCTGAGTTCTTACAAATTAGGGACGAGGTAATGGCTACTGCTGAGCTGTTCAGCCCGATTGCTTGGCCGATGCTTGTTGAACCAAATGATTGGAGCAACGAAAGGCAAGGTGGCTACCTCTTAAATGAGGTGATGAAGGGCTATGACATGGTCCGACGGAGCAAGCCCTGCCGTATACAGGGAGAAACACCAATTGCTTTTCTAAACCATATTCAGAAAGTTGCATACACACTCAACCCGTTCATTGTTGATGTCGCTGAGACACTACAAGAACGTGGTATTGAGGTTGGTAAGTTTGTCCCTGTCGTTGAGTTAGCTCTACCACCTAAGCCTGTAGATATTGCTGAGAATTACGATTCTCGTAAAGACTACAGACGAAGAGCAGCAGAGGTACTAAATGTAAATGCACAGCAATTCAAGCGGTCATGTCGTACAAGAATGACCATGAATGCTGTCAAAGTATTCAAAGATAAGAAGAAATTCTTTATTCCTTGGAGCTTTGACTATCGCGGAAGAGTTTATCCTATCCCCGCCTTTTTAACTCCTCAGTGTACAGATTTTGGTAAAAGCTTGTTGTCTTTTCATGAGACAGCACCTGTAACACATGATGCAAAGTACTGGTTAAGATTCAGTGTTGCTACAACATATGGACTGGATAAGTCCACAATGGATGACAGACAAGACTGGACACTTAATAACCATGACTTAATTAAACGTGTAGCAACTGATCCAATTGGAAACTTGTCTGATTGGGAAGTAGCTGAAGAACCATGGCAATTCCTTGCAGCTTGTGAGGAATATTACATGACATGTCTTGCTTGTAAGAGAACCTACACCAAGAATTTTGTGGCAATTGATGCTACTTGCAGTGGTCTTCAGATCCTTGCAGGATTAGCTAGGGATAAAAGTACGGCTAAGTTAGTCAACGTTTACCCTAGTGATAAGCCACAAGATGCATATGCAGTAGTAGCTGCTACTGCTACACCTAACTGTCCTAAATCTATCCAACCTTATATGGATAGGAAAACCGTCAAAAGGGTAGTTATGACGGTACCTTACAATGCAAAGCCATTCTCAAACCGTGGGTACATACGTGATGCATTAAAAGAAAAAGGTGTAGAACTAGATAAAGAAGACCTATCGGCAACAGTAAAAGCTGTACGGGATGCAATGAATGTCATTGTTCCTGGTCCGATGAAGGTCATGAAATGGATAGAAAAAGAAGTAGCTAACGCTGTTGATCGTGGTCTACAAGAACTTCAATGGGTAACACCTTCAGGTTTTGTAGTCACACAAAAGCTAATGAAACCACAAGTAGAAACAATTGAGCTACAACTACTAGGTAGATGTCAGGTCAAGGTAGCTACTGGAGAGGGTGACATAGTAGATAAAGCTCACCACAAGAATGCAACAGCACCGAATCTTATTCATGCGCTCGATGCTTCATTGTTATGTTTATCTGCACTTCGATTTAATGCACCCATTGCACTGATACATGATTCAGTGATATGTCGTGCAACAGACATGTTCATTCTTTCTGAATTAGTCAGAGAGACATACATGCATTTGTTTGCTGAACATGATTATTTAACTAGCTGGGCTTCACAGATTGGAGCTGAAACTGAACCACCGATTATTGGCACACTTGAACCTGAGTCAGTAATTAGATCACAATACTTTTTTTGTTAATGACCCGTAACACATTCGTAACCGAACAGCCTGTACTCCTTGATGGATTCCAAGCTGTACTGAAACCTGGAAAGTTTGGCTATAAGCTCACAGCTATAGTCGGACAAGACATTGCTGACAAACTAGAAGAAGATAGGGTTGATGGACTCAAATGGTGTCAATCAAGACTAAAGAATCCTAAGCGTTCAGTAGTTAAACCTGAACCTTGGGAAGAGGTGTCAGAAGGTAAGTATCAAGTTAAGTTCTCTTGGAACGAAGAGACTAGGCCACCTATTGTTGATACAGAAGGTACACCAATTACCAATGTAGATACACCTCTATATTCAGGCAGCACAGTAAAGCTTGCATTCCAACAGAAACCTTACATCTTGCGTGATGATGTCACGTATGGCACAAGCCTTAAGTTAAAAGGTATTCAGATTGTCACGTTGTCTTCATCGGCTGGTGTTGATATGGGTGACCTGAGTACTGAAGATGCTGCGGCATTGTTTGGATCTACTGCTGGATTTAAAACATCAGAACCAAATGTCATGCCTGCTGAACCAAGTTCAGTTGAGGATGCAGCTGATTTTTAGAGTATAGGGATTTTGATGAAATGTATGACCACTACATAAATGGCTTTTAGATCTGGCCTTGAAGAAAAGGTTGCTGATCTAATGGTTGGGTTGGGAGTGAAATATGAGTATGAATCTACTAAGGTTCCTTATACAATTATGCACAATTACACTCCTGATTTTGTACTGCCTAGCGGGATTTTGCTGGAGTGCAAAGGCTATTGGGACAGTGACGACAGACGCAAAATCAAGAATGTTGTGCAACAGCATCCTGAATTAGATTTACGGATGATATTTCAAGCACCTTATAACACTATCTCTAAGAAGTCTAAGACAACGTATGCCAAATACTGCGAGAAGTTAGGCATACCTTGGGCTTCGTTTACCAATATACCTATCGAATGGTTCACGAAGAAAACGAATTCGTAGGACACACATCGTGTAATCAGTGTGGTTCATCAGATGCAAATAGTTTGTACTCAGATGGCCACACCTTTTGTTTTAGATGTCATGCAAGAACGCATGGCAATAACATCACCCACACTCATCAAGTGACCCATGTTCAGCTACAAGGATCAGCCGGACGGCTGCAATCTAGAAAAATCTCTGAAAAAACCTGTGAACTCTTCAAAACCTACAAAGATGGTGACATCTTACGCCACTATTATTTCGACAGCACTGGAAAGGTTGTCGGAGCAAAGGTAAGAACAAAAGACAAAGAGTTTCGTTGTGAAGGTGAAGTCAAGTCCCTGTTTGGGATGCAGAACTACCGTCACAAGACAACCAAGCGTGATGAAAAGTTAGTCATCGTTGAAGGTGAGATGGATGCAATGTCTGTCTGGGAAGCACAGCCTAATTGGGCTGTAGTTTCTATACCTAACGGTGCTGCTGCTGCTAAGAAAGCCATTCAAAATAACTATGAATGGATCAACTATTACAGCAAGATAGTCCTCTTCTTTGACAACGATGAGGCAGGCCAGAAGGCTGCTAAAGAAGCTGCTGGTGTACTACCACCTGGCAAGGTATTCATCGGCTTCCTAGAGGATTACAAAGATGCCTCAGAAGCATTGCAGGCCGGAGAGACAGAAGCTGTAAGGGCTGTATGTAACTACGACCACGTTCAATATCAACCTGACGGGATTGTCGATGCAAAGACACTCCTTGACTTAATTACAACACCATCACCACCATCAGACCATGACTACCCCTTTCAAGGATTACAAGGAAAGCTACACGGGATCCGGTATGGGGAGCTTGTCACAATTACTGCGGGCTCTGGAATCGGAAAAAGCTCCTTCTGTCGTGCAATCGCAACTCACCTTCTTGATAAAGGAGAACGGGTTGCTTTTCTGGCACTTGAAGAATCCATGCGTCGTACATCTCTCGGGCTTATGTCAGTCGCCAGCAATCGATCTTTACACCTCGGTGAACAACAACGAAGCGAGCTGACTGAGATCTTTGATAACACCATTGCTAAGTGGAACCTACATCTCTTTGATGGTTTTGGTAGCTATGACCCTGACCATATCTATAACCGCATTGAATACATGGCGGCTGGCTTAGATACAAAAGTCATCTTCCTTGATCACTTGTCAATTCTTCTTAGTGGTCTTGAGAATGACAACGAGAGGATCATGATTGATCGGACGATGACCAAACTTAGATCATTAGTTGAAAGAACTGGTATCGCATTATTTCTCGTATGTCACACAACAACACCGCCTAATGGACAATCACATGAAGAGGGCGGGAGAGTCCAGCTCAGAAGCCTTCGCGGCAGTAGAAGCATCGGTCAACTTAGCGACTCAGTTATTGCACTTGAACGGAACCAACAGAGTGGATCTGAACGAGATGCTACGACTGTGCGAGTCCTTAAAAACCGCTATTCAGGCGAGGTTGGTGAAGCTTGCCAACTGAAGTACGACTTAGAAACCTGCAAATTCAATGAAACTCAAGCAACAAAAGAATTCGACATTACCGATTTCTAAACCAAACCCACCTACGGCTGAAGCAGTACAACGTGCACAGTTTGTAGATAAAACATACATCTGGAAAAATGCTGGTATTCGATCTGGAAACAGACGGACTTCTAAATGATCTTACCAAGATCCACTGCCTTGTTATTTATGACAGCGATACTGACACGACCGTTGTGTACAACGATCAAGGCAACGAAGAGCCGATTGTTAGAGGGGTACAACGTTTAGAAGACGCTGATGTAATCGTTGGTCATAACATCATTGGCTACGACATACCTGCAATTAGGCGTATTTACCCGTGGTTTATGCCAACTGCTTTTGTGTTAGACACCTTGCTTCTATCACGTCTGTATCACACAGACATCCTTGAAATAGATAAGAAGCGAAGCATCCCAAACATGCCGCTTCAAACCTATGGACGACACAGCCTTGAGTCATACGGCTACAGGCTGGGTGAATACAAAGGTGAGTTTGGTAAGACCACAGATTGGCAAGAGTGGTCACCAGAAATGGAAACCTATTGCTGTCAAGACGTTATCGTAACCACCAAATTATGCGACCACTTTCAAAAATACCTGAGTGGGTCCGACTAGAGCACGAAGTTGCTCAAATATTAACTGAACAAGAACTACATGGATGGTACTTTGACCAACATGCTGCATGGAAACTTGCATCTACTCTCAGAAAAGAGCTTGAAGAAACTCTTGAACTACTACGCAACCAGCATCCTTACGTTGCAGGACCGGAATTTACTCCTAAAAGAAATAACGGACCGGCTGGCTACGTCGAAGGTGCAACCTTCACTCGTCTAAAAGAAACAAACCCCACATCGCGAGACCATATTGCATGGATTCTGACAGAGATTTACAACGTAGAGCTGACGAAAAAGACAGCTACTGGGAAGCCGATTATCGACGAGATTGTACTGAAGGAGATTGTTGCGTCCGATGGACCACCGATTGCTTTGGATTTTCTGAAATGTCTCGATATTACGAAGAGCTTGGGGATGATCTCCGAAGGCACCAACGCATGGCTCAAGCTATGTACGACTGCTAATCGTATACATCACCACTGTTCAGTTGCAACTAATACTCATAGAGCAAGCCACAAAAAACCAAATTTATCCCAAGTAAAAAGTGACCCTGAATTTAGAAAACTTTTCCAAGCATCCCCTGGTCAAGTTATGGTATCTGCCGATCTTAACGGGATTGAGCTTAGGATGCTCGCCCATTACCTTGGACGTTGGTCTCCCGAATTTGGAGATACCCTCGTTACCGGAGACATCCATCAAGTCAATGCCGATCGAGTTGGCGTCTCCAGGCGACAAGCCAAAGGGATTTGCTTTGCCTTCATCTATGGAGCCGGCAATCAAAAACTCGGAACCTCCTTTGACCCGCTTCTAAATGAAGCACAGGCTAAGAAGAAAGGTAAAGAAATTAGAGAAGCATTTGTTTCTGCTATTGATGGACTTGCGGAACTACTTGAGGCAATCAAAAAGAAAAGCCAAGAGGGTTATATCCGATCTATTGATGGAAGACACATCAAGGTAGATAGTCCACACAAAGCCTTGAACTATTTGCTCCAGTCAGGGGCAGGTGTTGTAGCAAAGCGGTGGATGGTTATCAATCAACAAAACATTAACCAACTTAAGTTGTGTACGTCACAGCTTGCATTTATACACGACGAATTATCTTTTGAGTGCCAACATAAATACGCCGAGGATTTATCAACATCCTTGGTACTCTCAGCTACCCTTGCTGGAGAATATTACAAAATGCGAGTCCCAATTACAGCAGAATCAAAAATCGGAGCTAACTGGGCAGAAGTTCATTGAGCTTTTACATTCAATAGCTACTAGCAGCAAAGCAAAGACTCATTGGGAAGGATCAGTTAATGAATTTATTTATCGACTCCCTCCTGCCACCAAAGGTAGAATCAATGAAGAGGCTTATTCAGCAGCATTTACAGTACCGATTGATAGATCTTTTGTAGGTAGTCACCGAGGTGATTTCCCAGACAAGACTCAAGCGAAACTGTCTTGCATTAAAGCTGATGGTAATTTTATTATTAATCATTTATCACCCAGTGATGATTGGTTTCTACTTACTTTGATTGAACCGTATAGGACAACCTTGATCAAAGTATCAAACCGAGAGCTATGGAAACTCAACCCATCAAAACAGAATGGTCATGGGGATTACATGCTAGTAGCAAACAGAGATGCCTTACTGAATTTAAACGTTGAGTTATTGGCAGACAAAACATTTTAAATGAAACTACTAATTGATGCAGACTACATAGTCTATAAAGCCTGTGCTGCAGCAGAAGATGAAATTAACTTTGGGGATGATGTCATCCTTGTAGTTAGTAAATTCTCTGAGGCCATGAAGAACGTTGAGCGTGATTTAACTAAGATCAAGACAGAGTTTATGTGGGACACCCCAGACATGATCTTGTTCTTTAGTGACTCTAAGAATTTTAGGAAGAAAATTTTTGCCGATTACAAGGGTCATCGCAACAGGAAAAA